TGCATAACATAAATAGGATATTGTTTTCCGATTGTGACCCATCTTGAAGGTAATTTTAAAATTTCATTTGCTTCACTATCATCAAAACCGCAATAATTTTTTAATGCATATTTCATAGCATATCGATTACCAGCCTTTGGAAAGATTGTGACAGTATGTGCTTCATTCCAAATTGTACGCGCATCTTTACGTTCATTAGGATTTACTAAATGAGAGGTAACAACACAATAAACATTTAAACTACGACCAACTTCGAGAATATCATTCATTAATTTACTAACTGCTTTTTTAATACGATCATCTTGAAATGTATTTGTATCATCAAATAAAACACATGCACCTTCTGTCAAATCTTGTGTAATATCAATTGGATCGGTTAAAATAGATTCATCAATTACAAATCTTGAAGGTTTTAATCTGTCTAAAACTGGATCTTTTGACTTACGACTAAAAATAATAATATCATTATCTGGAAATAATTTTTTATAATTTTCTAAATAAAGAGATGCATAAGTTGATTTCCCACTACCTGAAGGACCCGCAATATAAACTACTTCACGCGTTTCTATATTTGGAATGGGTACAAGTTTACCATCATCGATAATTAATTCATTACTAATATCTTCGCTTTGAGATTCGCTTTGAGATTCACTTTCACTATCTGAATAACTTTCAGATTCCGAATCTTCAATATATGGGCAATATTTACAACATGGTTTTTTAATACATTTACGAGAATCACATTTTGAACATTCACAATCTTCAATCGATACCGATTCACTTTCTGAACTTGATTCTGATTCTGAATAATTTTTATTTTTTTTATTTTTAGGCTTAACCTCTTTTTGTTGATTCTTTGTGTCAATATACAATACCTTATTATTATATTCTCCACCTCTTATTTTTGCGATAGGGCGACCATTTGAAAAAGATAACATCTAACTTAATATACAATTAGAAAATATTTTAATTATATATTTCAGTTCGGTTTTTCTCACCTATAAGTAGTTAAATTTAAGAATGGAAAATGTTAAAACTCCTAAAAAGCCAACTGATCGGCTGATATGTGATTTTTGTAAAACGATGTACAGCCGAGCACATCGTGCAAAACATCGTAAAAGTAAAACATGCCAAGCATATCAAAGAGCTTCGAGAGTATTTTTAGAAACACTACATGGAAATGAAACGACAAGAAAATCATTTATGGATTTTGTAAAAGATCCGTACACCGACAAACATGGAAATACTGTATATCTGACAAAAAGACAATTTGATTTCAAAAATAAATTAATCAATTAAAATATAACCTAATATTATAAATATGAGCTCAAGTTCGCTTTTTAATGCAAATGATTATAACATATACTGCAATGAAATGCATTGTAAAAATATGATACCCAGTGGAACAGGTAATCCGGGTGATATTTTAACAGTAGACAACACGGGGAAATCTGTTTTTAGTAAAACATTTCAGGGCAACAATCAAAATTATAGATTTGAAAATTCTCAACTACGTGTTATAAATACTAATGATACGACATCAAGTGTTTTATCTGTCGGTACTTTATCAACAAATAATCAGGGTGCCGTTTTAGGTATTGGTGAAGAAGACACACAAAATTCGTGGTTTTATTATTATGATCCTACAAGTAAAAATTTAGGAATGAGTCAAAATAATGCGTGTGTAAATCATGATTTTAATATTAATTTGGGTACTGGTAACTTAAATTTAGATGGTAATTTGAGATTGAATGGAAAATTAAAAGATTCTGCGGGGGCCGATGGATCAGCAGGCCAATATTTAGCATCGAATGGATCAAATGTGACATGGACAAATCTACCTACTGACACCGTTTCTTCTGTATTTGGGAGAACTGGGGCCGTTGTAGCTCAAGAGGGTGATTACTCACTTGATCAACTTTCAGATGTAACTTTGGCGGGTATTAATACTAATCAAATTTTAAATTATAATGGTACATGGCAAAATTCAAATACATCAATGTACAGAGAAAAAATATCATCAAATAATTCAACATTCACCGCAAGTTTAGATAATATATATACTGCGCCGGGTGGTATTGTAACGTTGCCAAATACTGGAATATCTGATGAGGGACGCCGTATTTTGATGACTACCGCTAATAGTCAAAATCTTAATATTATATTTCCTTTGGGTTCATTCTTAATGAACACTGGTCAATCTAATTTTGTAATAACGACATCAAATGGAGGGATTGAACTAATTGTTGTATCACCTAATCAATGGGTTGCTCTTGCGATAGGTGGTGATTGGAATGGCATTTCTAATACTGGTTTCATATCAGCTGCGTTTAATGGAACTCCCGGCGCTTATAATGTAATAGTCCCTACTGGTGCGCGTAAAGCTTTAATATCAGCTGTTGGAGCTGGAGGAGGAGGGGCAAATATTGGCGGGTCTAATGGTTTGGGTGGCGGGGGTGCTGGTGGCGCTATTGTTGATTTTCCCGTTGGTGTTACTGCTGGCCAAACAATTTCTATTGCTGTAGGAGCTGGAGGGGGTAACAATACAAATGGAGGGGACACAACTATTAATATGGGTTCTTTTATTATAACATGTTCAGGGGGACAAGCTGGCCAATTTGCAAATCCCATCGGAAATGGAGGGAATGGCGGTTCTGTTATTTTACCAATGGCCACAACAACGGGTGGATTAGGGGGTGTTGGTGCTATTGGTTCTAATGGTGTCCCTGGATACTTCACATATTCTGGAGCTGGTGGCGGTTCTGGTGTTGATGGTGGGCCCTCATTTTCTGGGGGTGCTTTATTATTAAATATTGGTGGTTCTGCTAATAGTCGTCAAGGAGGTGGCGGGGCTTCTGCATTTGGAAATGGAGGGTCTTATAATGTTGCGCCTGGTGGTATTCGTGGAAGTGGAGGGCCTGGAAATGTAAATGGAATTGTCAATGGTGGTGATGGATTTGTGGATATTTTATTTTATTCTTAATTTAATTACAATGCTATTTTAGCATTCTAATTAATTAGTGGAGAATCTCAAGACTTCGAAAAGTTTGTGTTATGCTTGAGATTTTTCTACCTTAAGTTTTTGCTGTCATAAGATGGAAATCAATAAATCCTATTCAACTGTATTTCTAATTAAGTACACGGTTACATTTTTTAATGATGAGAACTTGAAAAGCTCGCTTTTCAGTTCAGATCTGCCCCTTGCGGGACAAGATGAGACACCAATAACATCAATTTTAGTAAATAAATGATCATGTTGAATGATAGGGATTTTAGGATTTTACGTTAACCAAAAGGGTTAAGATTATATATTTCATTGTCCATCGCTTATTCGCTTCCTGTATAGGGCCAATGAGGTTTTTAACCATCTCCGCAATTTATTATTATTCATTTGTTTTTATATCATTTTATAGGGAGATAGGTTTTATTCGTGTGTAACTTATTTTAGAGTGTAGTTACCAAACACATAAATTTGGCTCGTACCAAAATATTTTTACGCGCTGAAAAATATTTTTAGCACTCACCATAATTTTAATAAATTAATTAATCTTTATATCATTTTTAAAAATATAGGGACCTAGGTTTTTAAATTAATAGGTTTTAATGTATCTTCCAAGCAAAAATATCTCATTGGTTCTCTATAACGTTGATATTTTCTAATTTGTTTTTGTGCGATTTTAATAACCGCAGGGACTGCAATAGTATTAATAACATAACCGATGATAATATTTTTAATTAAATATTTTGAAGCTGAAAAAATCAATCCACTCATTAGATAATTATAATAAAGAGAGAAAATATATTGTAGTTATAATTATATGAGTAATAACAAATTTAAATCAATTAAAGTAATGGTTAAGCCTAAACCAAATTAAGATTTGCGCAAATATGTGTATTAGTGCGCAATTTGGTTTGCAATGGAAAAATTAAAATCTCATATAGAATTGTGGGATCACAGGTGTTCAACCACGCTTAAATAAGACCTGTTTCTGAGACTTTTTATTGTTTTTGATGTCATTTGTTATATATTTTTGTACTAGCTATTGGCTAGTACCAAAATAAGGTTACGCACAGCCATTTATTATCCATTTTTATTTCATAAAAAAAATTTTTGTAGCCTGATTATTTTATCATAATAGATATGGTAAAATAATTAAAATTAACATGGTAATGAAACCGAATGACCTTCACCATTATGAAAAGCTACAATGCTTAAATTACGTATTTGTCTGGGATGATCTCTTAATAATTGTCTATGTTCATTATTTTGGGTTATGTATCCATATATAATATTATATGTATGTTTTTTCCAATCCGTATCATTTTTATTATCCATTTCTACAGTTTTATAAACTACTAGCCTAGAACAATCAGGGCCAATTTTTGTTTTTAAATAATTGTGTACCATTTCATATTTTTTCGCTAAATTATTATGATCTTTACAGTATCCACATTCTAAATTTTTTTTACAAGGATATAACTCTAAATTTAGTTGCACAATACTATTTTCTAAATAAATTACTAATTCTTGTACACCATGATGTTTTAACATGTGAATTAATTTATCATCTTTTACTAATTTGAGGGATCTTTCTCTACAATATTCGGGATCATTTAATTTTTCTCTATTTAATTCTTCATCTGTCTTTTCATTTCTCGAATAATTTGAATTATTAAATGTTCTATACATTCCTATATACCTATATTATTATATTATATTTTTATATAATATGATAATTTTATTTCCTAAAATGTAATTGATCATTTTCATCAACATCAATAATACCACCGTATTCTTTACCTGTTTCTTTTTTTAATTTTTTAATGGTTTTCTTTTCACATTCTTTATCTGAACATGAAATACCCGGTATTGTTCCACATTTTGCTAATTCATAAACATATCTTGAAACAGGGATCATTTTATGACAATTTAAACAACATAACATAGATTTAGATTCTCTTTCTGCGCATGTGTAACTATGATATTTTTTACCCTCACCATCTACTATTTTATTTGTCATTCTAATTGTTTCACAACCATCACATTTATTTTCTAATTTATTAATTTTTTCTTCTATTTCTCTTATTCTACTGTAAATATATTCTCTCGCTTTTTTTACGTCATTTTTATCGGGTAGATATGAAAATTTTTTTAGTGTATCTCTATAATTTTTCAAACTGATATTATACCAGTTTATTTGTTCTTCCGCTGATTTATCTTCGGAATGGCAACACTCTTTACATAATGCTATTTGTACTAATTTATCATAATCAAATAATTCATCTAGCTTTTTAAATTTATTACATTCAGAACATTTAATTTTTAACATTTCCTATATTACTATATTACTATAGTAATATAATATTTTTTTAAGTCAAGTTTCCCCCACATCTAACATCAACATCTTTTTTAATATTGCTTAGTTGTTGAGTTATATAATTTATATCGTAGTCATGTTCATGTTTCATATCCAATAATTTTCTTTCGATATCTCTAATATATGTCTCCAACAATTTATTTTTTTCTTTCAAAATATTTATTTCTTCTTCATGCTTATCACATATTTCATCATTAATTTTAATTTCTGTTAAAACATTTTTTTGTATCTGTTTAATTTTTTTAAATTTTTTTTTAAATATTTTTGAGTAATCCATACTATATTTTAAGTTAATATTTTTTTTTTAATTTTCTTTTAATTATTTTTTTCTTGATTACTTTTTTTTTTGGTGGCTTTCTTTTCATTATCACATAATTTCCATCTTCATCTTCTACTATTTTCACTTGATAACCTTGTTGTTTTAATTGTTTTATTCTATGCAATGACTCATCATGAGTCAAAACTGGTATTGCTTGCATTTTATATATATTACTCTAGAAAATAAAAAAATGCGCACTTAATATAGATGGAAGAAGAAGGACAAATTAATCACGGATTTGATAGAGGTATTGATTATGAATCTATGAAAGAAAAAATTATTAACGCATCAAATAAATATTTAAAATTATACAATGAACATCAAAATAAAACGGATTTTGGCAGATTAGTATTTGTTGTGATAGCCGGAATACAGCTTCGTAACGGGTCCCGTATATCGGAGGCGGTTAAAGCTTTTATTTTATTTGTTAATAAAGGAATTTCTAACCGTGTAACTGTTAAAATTTCTAAATCGGACGGATTCAGAGTTATGAAAGACGGGACACGTAAACAAAAAATAATTAGATTTCGTGAAATGATGTGGCCCGCTGATTGGTTTGATAGTAGTATTTATAAATTAATAAAAGATAATGAATTAACTTATGAATTTATTGAATCCGGTACATTAAAAAAAAGAGTTTTAGATTTTTTGAGAAGACATATGGATTCCAATACACATTCTCTACGATATGCTTTTATAAATTATATGTTGTATGTTGTTAAGCGTCCACCTGAGGATATTGCTAAATTCGTCGGACACATAGACACTAAGATGTTAACCCGTTATACACAAACTAAAAATTGTCATCAAATATTTGATTTAGATATTTAAAATGACAAAATTACAAATGACAAAAAATTTTTGGGCTATTTCCCCTATATAGGGTAAATTTATTATTTTTTAATAATTTAATGTTTAATTAATTAATAAATATTAAATTATTTTTGTCATTTTGTCATTTTAATTAATAAATATATTATATTATTGTTAGTATATCTATTTTTAATAGTGACAAAATATATTGACAAATGACAAATTTACTTTTAATTTTGACAAAAATATTTATTTTAATAAAAAATGGTATAAAAAATAATTTCTTACGTATAAATATAGAAATGTCAAATGAAATAGATGAAAAAAAAGTCGATGTAAATGATAAAATTAGAATAGCCCGCCGATTTACTAAATATATGAGAGATTATTTAATAACGATTAGAAGTTCTGTAGAAGATTTAGCTAAGTATTATCGATTTATTAGATTCATGAAGAAATTAACAACATTGAGAAAATTAAAATATTCAAATGCGTTATTAATGCCACTAATGACAGAAGAAGCTTTCGTGAGAAATAAATTTAAAGTTAATAAATACGGTTTACATAAATTTAGTGAATTAGTAGAAGAAATAAATGTGGATGTGAATAATAGAAGATACAAAGATACAGAAAATAGCATTAGAATTGATGTGGATATGTTAAATAGAGTTTTAAGAAATATCGAATCAGAAATACTTTACCCTGTCCACTAGTGGCGGGTTAACCTGCGCTTAGGCGACAAGGTTTATGATCAACATTAAAATATATTTTATTTAAAAAATATTTTAATTATTGTTGTGCGAAACCATAAGCAAATGTGAAGAAACCACAATTTCCAGTATTTGCAAAGTTACCGGCTAGACCAACTGCGATAGTAAGAATACCTGTATTGGATAATGTAGCAACTCCAAAAGTACCCGCAGAATTATTTTCAATTGCGATATATTGTGTTATAATGTCATTTGAAGGCCAATAAGCTGCAGGGATAGCAGTAGATGTGATTACAGATGCTGTATTCGCAGCTGAAACAACTTGATCAAAAGTAATATTTATACTTTTCCCAACTTTAGATAAATGACAAACTCCTTGTTGAGCAGCAGTAAAAGGCCCAGTATATGTTAAATTTACAGTTTGATGAGCTGAAACCTCGCCCGCAACAGACAAAGAACCCGCAACTGATAAGTTATTACAGTTTAAATTATAGTCATTAGAATTAAATAATGTACTTGTACTCATGTTTTATATTATTAGATTATATTTTAATTAATTAAATTAAAATATATTGTATTAAAATTATATTACATTCTTCTTAGTCTATCTTTTAAGTGGGATCTTTCAACCATACGACCTCCAGATTCACGGCCAATTAATTCGCCACCACTTGGAGCCCCTGCATTCATTGATCCTCCTTGATTTCCACCTTCACCGCCAGCAGCTAACAATAAAGGAGCTACAGCACGGGCAGTGTTCCAAGCTGCTTTCGCATATGGATAAACTTTTTTACCAAGTTTAACAGCAGATCTTACATATGGTTTTATCTTATTCCATATGTCCTTTCCAAATCGAGCAACTCCGCTCATAAAGTTTCCTCCATTGACTTCCATAATGTCATGATAATCAATAAATGGAGATCCGTGTTGCTTAGCTTCTAAGATATCCATCTTACTAATAACACCAATTTGAGAAACACTTCTATTGTTCTCAATGGTGAAAGTTCCTTCTGAAACAACTACGATATACAATGTAGGAGTAACATTTTGTGTTTGATTGGTATTAACCACATCAACTTCTAATTGAAGTTGGTAAGTCCCGAGAAGTCCTGGAGCTTCTGTATCAGAAAGCCCAATCTCTTCGCCCATAGCAATACATAATACAGAACCTATAGTACCGATTTTATTAGCAGCACTACCCTCTTGATAAACAGGTCCTCCAGACCATTGAGTCCAACTCATATTACAATGGTTCTTTTGACTGATACGGTAAAGATCATAAGCAGTTGCATTGGATAGTAAACCACTGTAGTTATTCCAATTGACTCTAATTCCTTGAATACCCATATAGGTATCTGTATATGAAGGGCTTGAATAGAGAACACTATTGGAGTTTCTCGCATAGATATAAATACGCCTTGGTATCGATTTCAATTGAATATTGTTTGATACAAGAGTTGATACGCCATTTGGTACAATTGCATTAGTGTAATCATAAGGGTATCTATCAATAGTAAAATATGGATAACAAACTGATCTAGGAATCGATTGAAGTTCATTGGGGGTCACATATCTAAATAAAAGTTGAGGAACAACCATTCCATAAGAAAAAGGAGCATTATAAATTGAACTAAAATTGTTAAATGCTGCAGATGTTGAAGTGATTGCAGCAGGTGCGTTAGCTCCTGATGTATCATGAGACCACATTCTATTGGCAATATTTGATACAAAAGTTATATTGAAGTCCATAGTCTGAATTCCAATGAAGCCTCCACTTTCGTGGCATCCCCAATCAAAAGGAGAAAGCGCCATAATATTTTCGGTAAAAACTGCGTCAATAACTAATTGAGTAGGAGTATTTGAAACGATAGTGTAATTAAAACCACCACGAGCCATAACATCTTCATCATTAGAAGCACCATAAGCAGCCAAAGGGTTACGAATAGATCCTTGCAAGTCAGAATAATTTTGCGATTGATCGGGACATGATGGGGATGTCGAGAATTTGTGATCTTTCAATTTTTGATTAGTATTGTATCTAAGTAAAGCATGAATGACATCGGCCATATTTACAGATACAGCAGTGTTATTTAAATTTACTTGAAGTGTATTAATTGAACTTGAAACAGGCATAAATCTTGGAGCATCATAATTAGCTCTGTACAAATTGTTACCATTTCCCGCAGAGTTAAAAACTAAACGAACGGGTAATTGCATTTGTAAAGATCTATCGACAATGATTCCAGGACTTGGAGGTGGACAAGTAAATTGAATTGAAGAACTTGATATGGAATTCGTAGTAAAGGGTTTGAATGTCACTTGTGCTCCTCCTCTTAAGATTGCATAGAATCTTTCATTATTGATTTCAGTTATAGGCACACGACATTGTACAGTATGTAATGGATTGAGATTGTACGACATGATTTATATTTATATGTGAGATATTATTTAACAAATTAAATTACAATATATTATAATTTAATTAAATTTAATAGGCTATCATATTTGTATTTTTTGCGAGTGACTTTTTCATAAACATAATTTTTATAGTATCTGCTTCATTACATGATATTGTCATAGGATATAAATTTTGATATTGATCTTGCCACCATATACTTAAATCTAATTTATATAATGGATCCGTAGATTTGAGAGATATTAATCTGTATGGGCCTTGAGGATAATAAACAAATCGTGTTCTTGCGTCTCCTCCTTTCTCAAGTATTGGGACAAAATCCGTGATCACTGGTCTAAACGCAGAAAAACCAGACCCTGAAGTTGAATTAATCGCCGACGCTGGTATATATTCATATTGTATTGGTAAACTTGAAGTTAGAAAAACAATTCCACTTAATGAATTCCAATTTGAAATTGTATTGTATTGTTGATTAAAAATAAAATATCTTGGTGCTGCTGTGTATGTAAATGAACCCGCATTATCATAAAAACTTGTTGGAACTTGTGGAGGTACTGTATTTGTTCCATTTGCTGGAGGGTAATAATAATTATTTTTTAAATCTCTAACTAACATTAAATTTGATAATACAGTATCCGGATAAATATATGATTCAATTGAATCAAAATATTGATAAATTCTAGAATTCAAAAATATATTTATCATTCCTGCGGCTTGACTGGATCCTACCAGTGGTATTCCTGACCCATTAAATTGAGATTGAAAAACATTTGTTCCGGATACTGTAGTATTTTGGACTACTAACGCGAATTTTTCTTGTGTTCTTTCATAAATAAAATAAGGAGTTACAACATTATTCAAAGCAGGAACAGCGGTTTTTAATGCTGTCATAGCTGCTTGAAGAGCATTATTTATCATAACTACTAAAGTTGTATACGTATACATATAATAATATTGTGTAGTTGTATCTTGGCCCGTTGATGTTGGTGGCTGTGGTTGTATTGATGTTTGTAATTCTGGAATAAAAATTAATTGAGCAGTATAATTTACCCCGCCATATTGTAGGGTAACAGAAAAAGGAGTATAATTTATGTCATTTGGATTTCCTGGATTTGGAATGACTGGACAAACTGCAATCGGAATATTAGATCCATCAATACTAAATCTTACAATAGACATATAATAGTCTGAAGGGTTATCAATAATTGGTTGTGTTCTTGTTTCTTCATACGCTGCTAGTGTATTTGATTTAGCAACTTGACAAGTCATAATTATATTGTAATAAACTAAATCTGAACTGTCATCACGAAATATTTCGGCTCTGCTTCTTGCTGGATACATTTATTAGTATAATATATTATAATAATACATAACATATTATATCTGTTAAAATTATTGATTTTTCTTTTTTTTAGCATTTATGTAAAGTGTCAACATTGTGACAAGTCCATCAGGATCAGTTTTTAATTTTTTGGCTGTGTTAATAATAAAATCATGATATTCATCAAGTAACATATGTTTTAATAAAATTCTTACTGATACATGCCTTCCACACGTATTAATATTTTTTCCATGTTTTTGAAAGCGATATTGATTGTATTCTATGGGTAAACCAGAATTGTATAAAAGTTCCGTAAGATGTGGGAACATTTGATCTGATTTTTTCCTAAAATCCCCGGAAATATGTTTTAACTCATCATCTATAAATGTGCCATATGGATCAAAAAATTCAATTCTATCGGGATGTTGAATGACACAACACCAATGACCATAATCACTTTTTGAGAGATAAAGCAAAACAAATGATCCATGTGGAGACAAAACATCTGCTATATCGTTATGATTTGTTAATTCGGTATATGTCAAAACTCTTGTTTTTTTATTTAGTAAATCAAATACTTGATAATTTGAAAGTGAAATTTTTTCATATTCTTTTATTACATCCCTAAAATTTTGTTGTTTGGCTCCTGAACCTTCCACCATATCACGTTTTGCGGCTTCAATTGTTTTTTTCATTAATTCTTGTCTCATCTCTTCTCCTTCTGGTGAGATTTGAGATCTTGGGTAATAATTATGAACTGGTGTATCTTCTTCAACTAATTTATGTCTTAAATGATTCATTCTACTTGAAACTTTTTCATTTTCGATAGCATCTTGAATTTTTAAAAAATTTTGATATTCATCTTCATATTTATAGGATAGTTTATATAAACCTTTGTAATCATTTTTTAAAGTTTTTATTAAATCTCTTAATCTGTCTTCTTGTCCAGAATAACCGGATCTTGTACCATTACGAGCATATTGATGAGGTAATATATCATCTAAATATTGCGTAGTATGAATAGGGCCCGCGAATTCATCTTCATATCCGTGTTCCGATGCTCTCACTGTTTCATTTAGTGTAATGGGTCCCTTAGGAAATTTTGTTCTCTTGATTAATTTATAAATATCTTTTAGTTTCTCTGGTTCAATTTCACCAGAATAACCGGGTACTGTTCCAGATATTGGATATTGTGCTAACTGTTTTCTAGATTTATGAGATCCGATATTTCTATTCCCCATATCGTGGGTTGCTGCTTGAATTGATCTAGCCATTTGTTGTAATGCGTAAGGGTCGTAATTTCTCATCTATTTTATAAAAATACATAAGAAATTTATATCTCAACAACTTTTTTAGTTTTCTTTTTAGGTTTCTTTTTTAAATTTTTACTTTGATCATATTTTTCATCATAATATGCTTGGTGCCATGCATTTATCATTTCAAATTTATCAGTATTACAAAATCTCATATTATCAAATTTATCTTTTGCGTAATAGATAGCTTTATCACCAATCATAACGGGATATTTAGTTTTATCTTTTTTATCTTCAACAAATGAAATCATATCACCTCTTAAATTTGCCGGATATCCTACCCATGCTTTTTTTATTTTATCTAAATTAATATATTCATCATTAATTTTAATTTTGTCATCTTTAATTTTATCAATTACTCCACCACGGTAAAATTTATTATTATTATCTAAATAACTAATTAGTGACCCAATTGGGTAATCTTTAATTTGTTCCGGTTCTAATTCTTCACGACCGTATTCTTTTAGTTGTTGTATTTTAGTTTTTAAATATACTTTACTTTTATTTACAAATATGTCCATATTACTATATGATTATATAAAAATATATTTTTATATATTGTAATAGTATGATGGCTGAACAGATTGACAATAGTGAAGATATAGTAAAAAAAATTTATAATGATTTTTTTGAGGAATTCCCAGGAATGGAGAATCAAGATAAATTTTTACAAGTTGCTACCAAAAGTGAAGTTATGGAATATTTCACAGAAATCTTTAATTACACCATTGACAATATATTGAAACTCAAAGAACATGATGATGATAGTTTGTGTAAGCAACAAATTTATTTAGTTTTATTAATTGTAACTTTGGAAAATATTAAAAAAATAGAATACTCAGAAGAAATATTTAATATTTTAATAAAATCATTTACTCTAGATAGATTTATCGAATTTATGAAAAGATTTAATTTTAATTAACTACAATAAAATATATTATGGTTAATTAAATATCAACAATTGGTTTAATACCCTTCCAAACTCTTATATCATTCTTTTTCGCATTAACGAGATTAAGTTCATCTTTTAGAATATCATGAAATCTAGCAAGTGATATTGTTTGAAATACTTTATTATGAGTTTCTCTAAATTTTCTAATATCCGCAACTGGGACAGTATCATTTTCATTTCCAGTAATTTGATAATATTCTTTAATTTTATTAATTGTTATATTTTCTTGTTTATTTTCTTTAGTCCATCTCTTTTTTGTTTCTTTATTAAATTCAGGCATTCCATTCTCAATAAAATATTGATAAGCATCGAGAATAAGATAAATGAATCCACTAATAAATGATTGTTCAGCTATTTTAATATTAATACCTTTATCTTTTAATTTGTAAGTATCTTTATTTTTAACTTCAGATTTATCAACGAATTGATATGGAAATTCAATATATTCAGTTCTTCCAATTGTTGCGGGGTCCATGGGTTCAATTTTTGGAATATCATTTAACATACAGAATATTGTGAAGTGTGGTTGAAATTCTGTTTCATTTCCTCCGTGTCCTCTACCGGTTACTTTATCAGTACCAGCTGAAAATTTCTTAATTGCATTGCCATCTAAAGACTCATTCATTTTAACTTCATTAGACATTAAAATTCTTGTGAATCTTAATAATAAACCCCATCTATTTTTTTGTCCTTCATCTCTTGAATCTCTCTTTTTGTATGCTAAACTTTCAGCGTTAAAAGTACCAACATATTGACCGAAAGCATTTTGTAACATATTAATTAAAACAGATTTCCCGGCGTTTGTTTTTCCGGGACAGAAATAAAATTTTTTAATATGTGTGTCTCCTGCCAATGCTCTAGATAACGCTATCATAATTGGGATCGGATCATCAAATAATCTATTAAATGAAATATTAAAAGCATCATCAATCTCTTTTTCATTTCTTTCTGGAAAATTCCATGGTATACTGGAATAAAAAACAATTTTAGGATCAAAACCTTTTGTAAATTTACATTTTTTCATATTATAAATACCATCCTTAAATAATAAATATCCCAGCGATGTATTAGCTACTCTATCTATCCAATGATCATCTTTACATTCAACTAAAATAAATTTAATAACATTGTTCATTAATTTTGTATCAGTTCCATAACTTTTAATATCATTACCTACAAAAATATTAAGATATTCTTTATTTTTTATTAAATAATAATCTAATAAAGAATGATGTTTATTGCTACCTTTTTCAAAAATTCCAGTTCTTTCATCATAAATATATAAATCTCCTCTACAATATTTAAATTTTTCTTTTCCTTCCATTAATAAAATTTTATCTGCTGCTTCTTTATCAGACTCAACATAATTGGTAAATTCTGGCAATTCAATTTTTAATTTTTCATCCATTGGTTTAATGGCCAATTTAATTTGATATTTTATTTTATCATAAACATATTTTTCACAATCTTGTATCAATTTATTTAATTTTGTAATTCCTAAATCTTTACTTTGTTCTATCATTAACCCGTCAAAACATAAAACACCAACATTAATTTTATTTTCTTTAAAAAAATCAAACATAGCCATTAAACATTTATTCTCCAAAGTATATAAAATTGTTGATAATGTAGTTGCTTTCTTAAATGGTTTATCATTATTTTTTGAAATTAATTTATAAGTCTCTTTCTCTATTTTACATATTTCAGTTGCGATAAACTTCATTTCATCACTAAAATTTTCTAAAAATTTAAGTTTTTTAATTACTCCTTCTTCTTCTTCAACATTATAATTTCCTAAATTAATTAGTTTTGACATTAATTTTTTAACTTGTGAACGATCAAAATTATGAAATTTCTCAATTTGTTTAATTATTACTTCTCTGTTGTCAATGTAATAATTTAATTTTGAACATTCAATATCATGTTTTTTACAATATTGTGATAATAATCTAGCACCAGAATTAACCATATCAATGTCATGATAAAAATCTCTTGCTAATGCATGTCTAATATCACATCTTATCATTTGTAAACTAATTCCTTTTTCAGCCCATAAACGACCTTTCTTATCTAAATCTTTTGAATAAACATAATTAACCGGGATACTTTCACCATTTTTCTTTTTGTAATATGAAGTTAATTGATTCTTTGTCTCTTCATCTAATTCAGGTGCAGAAAGTAATAGTCTAAGTTTATTAAAATCTACTTTTTCAAATAATTTAATTACTACTTTATTACTCTTTGACATTTCTATATTTATACGTAATAAATTATTTTTTATACCATTTTTATTAAAAATAAATATTTTTGTCAGATATTATATGAGATTTGTTTTTTGTCCTTAAATTTGTCAGTATCTAAAATAGATATACTAACAATAATATAATATATTTATCAATTAAAAAGACAAAAAGACAAAAATAATTTAATATTTATTAATTAATTAAACATTAAATTATTAAAAAATAATGAATTTACCCTATATAGAGGGAATAGCCCAAAAATTTTTTGTCATTTGTTTTTTTGTCTTAAAAATAATTTCTAAAAATGGTATAAAAAATAATTTATTACGTATAAATATAGTAATTAATAAAAATGAGTGAAGATAAACAAACATTTATAAGTAATTATATTAGAGCATATGAAAAGATGAGAGATAAATTAAGGTTCCCTGTAAGAACTCCAATTGATGATTTAATTTGTCCAATTTGTGGAGGACATTATAAAAGACGTGATAAATCTAAACACTCTAACACAAAAAAACATAAAAAATTATTACCTTTAGTATTAGAAGGAAAGATGATGCCCATAATTGCATGGGAAGAAGTAGAAGACTATGAATCAGATAATTAATATTTTAATACATAATATGTACTAAAATATATAGATAATATGAGCTATCCACTCCCCTATTATGGAAATAAATATAAAGAAACTAAATATATATTAGATATATTTGATTTATCAAATTATAAATATATTGTAGAACCATTTGGAGGCATCTTTGGTTTTAGTAGAGCTATTTCAGAAATTAATAAAAAATGTACATTTTTAATAAATGATTATGATAGTGAATTAATAAAAATACATAAATATTTTCAAAAAACAAAAAATTTAAAAAAATTTGTAACAACTTGTAAAAATATTATTAAAAATATAAAAGCAAAAACAGATTTTGAATTTACTAGTAAAATAAAAAAATCTAAAAAAAATGATGTGGCACATATATTTTTAAAAAAATATATAATTCATGCATTCTATGTCAATAGTAAAAAAAAATTAATAAATTCATTAAATAATTTAGAAAATACAATTGAAAATATACGTGATACATTAAATAGATGTGTATTTTATAATATGGATTACAATCAATTTATTAATATGATTAAAAAAAAGAAATTAAAAAAAGTATTATTCTTTTTTGATCCTCCATATTTTGATTCGCATAATTTTGGTTACAGTTATACAAAAAATATTACAAAAAAAATTAAAGATAATTCTGAGATATACATTGATATATTAGATTTTTTTGAAGAAAATAAATATGATTGTATACTAGTATTGAATCACATTAAAATTATTGATTTTTTATTTCACGATTACTACATTAGTAGTTATAATAAAATATATCAAAAAACAAAAAAAGAAACTGAACATGTGATATATTCGAATATTACCTAAAATATTTTTATTACAACATATTGTATTAAAATTATTTTTTAGTATTTTTTTTAACTGGTGTTTTTCTTTTGGGTTTAGGTTTAACTTCTTCCTCAAAACTTTCATCTTCATCACTTTCACTTTCGAAGGCGACTTGTTTTTTTGGTTTATTTTCTACAACCTTACTAGCTATCTTACTTCTTATTTCATTAATAATTTTCTTTTTCTCTTCATTTAATTCAGCGTACATTTTTTCTCTTAATTTTTGTTTCTCTTTATTTAAATTTTCAATAAATTTATTTTTGTAATCAAAATGTAATTTTCTAAATTCAATAATATCATCAATAACCAATTTAATAGATTGAAGTTCATTATCATCTAGAGATTCAAAATCTGAATCCGCCAAAATTCTTTCAAGTTGAATGGGTATATTAGATTTAAATTGTCCTTTTTGATACATATCGTCGAATAAATCCATACGACTACTGATAGGTTTGAGAATTAATCTTTGATCTTCCATTTATTATAATATATGACAACAAAATATTTTTTATTTGTAAATATAAACTGGCATATATACCAATATATCACTATATCTTATATTTTAGATAAGTTACATATAGAATTCCCTAATAAATTATAATTAATAAAATATTGTCTAATAATAGAAATACATGGAAGACGCATTAATTCGACACAGAATAAAAGATATTCTAATGGATCAAATCCGTATGCAAGGAGGTAAAAAACGTAGATCTAAATCAAAAACAACTAGAGGTAGAGCTTATGCAGGTTCAAAAACTGCTAAGAAAAAAACTTCTAGAAGTAAATCAAGAACTTGTGGCAGTAAATCAAGAAAGGGCGTTAAACGCACTAGCCCATGGATTGCCCATGTTAAAAAATATGCCAAAGAACATGGAATTACTTATGGCGAAGCATTAAAGAAAGCGAGAGCATCTTATAAAGGTGGTGTATATGCTGGAAAGCGTAAATCTTCAGGATCTAAAACATCAAGACCTAAATCAAGATCTAAATCACGTATTGTGAGAAGAAGAAGAACCGTTCGTAAAGCTGGAGCTTTAGTGGGTGGAAGAAAAAGAAGAACAAGAACTCATAAATCTAAAAGAGCAGGTGCAAGAGTAGCAGGATCAAAAAGGAGAGTAATGAGAAATAAACATTACAAAAGACCTCACATTGATGCTATTATCAGCGAATTTATGTAATATTAATTATCTTAGGTATTAATATAATTAATATGGAGAGAAGCTATAAATCTGCAATAGAAAAAAGAAGGTTCCCCGAACAATATTCACCAACGACTTTAAGTGATATAAAAATGATAAATTTCGGAGATTTTGAATCAATTCAACCATTCGGATCATATGCATACAAAATCCCCTATCCCAGTGATATTGATTTAGTAGAAGAATTTAAATCATGTTGTACAATTAATGACGTAATTAAAAAATTTGCTAAAAGATTAAAACAAATAACTAGAAATATTGTTAATACAACCCATTCCGAATATGATGCATTTATGTCAGAATTTAAAATGGGTGTTGATGATAGATATAATATTGATATTGGTTATTTATCTGAAGGTGTATATTTTCCAAATTCAAATCTTAAATCAGAAATAAAAAAATTGAGAAAGAAAAAACTAATATCAAAAGAACAAGAAAGATACTTGGTACAAACTTTAGAAAATCCAAATTATCAGCACAAGGGCTATTTATCAACCGTACCATATGATTTAATTAAAGAAGAGATTAGAAATCATTATATTTTGAGATGGAATGAAGATGAAATTTTGAGAGGACACAAAAATTTACCTTTAGGTAAGAAAATGACAATTGAACAAGCTTTAACTTATAGAACTGATGTTAAAATTGATATGATCGTTAGAGAAGGAGGGATTTTTACAGAAATTACAAATTTTATTTTTTTAATTGTCATGAAAGATGGAAAGCCCCATTATATTATAAATCGTGGTACAGAATATAAACCAGATTATATTTTACAAGATTTAGAACAAGGTTTGAGAAAAGATATCGAAAAATTCTTTTATTCAAAGGTATACGCAAATTATTTTAAGGGAGCTAAAAGACTATTCGCATTAGCTAGACATTTTCATGATAATTACATTATGGAAAAATTATTCCCCTTGTTAGACAGTGGAATTGGACAACTTTATCAAATCAAAGCTGAAATATCAACAATGAGATTACTATTTGAAAGAGCGAAATGGACACCGCAAATAAGTGGGTCAATAGCTCAGAGAATTATTAATTTAATGACTCTAATTCCTAATGTTTTAGAAATAGGTAATGATTTGGATGGTATAGAAATTTTGTCGGATAAATTTGGTAAGGGACTCAGATCTGATAAAGAAGTTGTGAAAACTATGACTGAAATAATTGAAAAAATATTACAAGTTATTGATAAATATACTTTAAATTTTATGAAAGATGCCGGATTATATCCAATTCCAAGAAATTATTTACCTGACAAATTATCTTACATTCCAGAATCTCAAGTTTTAACAGCTCCCGAACCTCTCACATTAGATCAAATAATTGAGGATGATTTAAGTTCAATCTCAACAGAAGAAACAACAGAAGATGATGAATCAGAAGAAAAAGAAAGACCACCAGCACCCCCAATATTACCCCCAATAGTACCAATAATTGAGGAAGAAAAGAAACCAGAAGAAAAACCAATCATAGAAGAAGAATCAGATGATGAACAATTTGTGACAGGTGAGTGGTCAAGCGGAGATGAAGAATCAGAAGAAATAGAGAAAATAGAAGAAACTCCAAAAGATGAAGGGATTGGTTTAGATATTGATTGGGCCCATTTACCCGATATATTTGGCGAGGATCCCGGATTAATTGAAACATTATTCGGAGAAAAAAAGAAAAAGAAAAAGAAAAAAGGAATGTTAGATTTACTTGATGATGCACTTGGAGACGATAAAATGGAATACTTACAGGAACAAGAAAAAGAAATCGAAGTTTTTAACCCTGATACTGGTGAGTATGAAACTATGAAATTTGGAGATTTTGAAGATTTCGGTGAAATATATGTTCCGCATAGTCCATACGGCGAATCTTCTAATGAAGAACAGAATAAGAAATTTAATGAATACTGGAAAGATTATGAAACAATAAAAGATATGAAAGAGAAAAAGAAATGGATTAGTCCATTTCATGAAATGAAAATGGGTGAGAAAGTTGTTACATACGAAAGAGAAAAACCATTTACCCAAGATGAATTTTTTGAGTTCAGAAAAGAATTTCCCGAATTAGTTGATGATAGTGATTTGTTAAGACCAGGACATAAAAAATCATCCAAATTACCAATTTTCAAAAAGAAACCATGGTGGGAAGTTGAGGAAGAATATTCAATTGAAGAAGGTAAGGAAGATAAACCAGAATTAGAAAATGAAATTGATATTTATGAACAAGAAGACCAACAGGAAGAACAAAATATAAGTAAAAAAATAGAACAATTAATTAAAAAAGAAAAGAAAAAAGAAAAATTGCCATCATATGAACAATATATGAAAATAACACCTACAGAAGTAGAATTCGAAGAAAATGAAGAACCATATGTTTATAAAAAGAAACCAACACTAGAAGATTTGTTCGAAGGTGTCGAAATTGTTTCACCTAAAGAATTTGGCGAATATCAAAGAGAAGAAAAAAAGAAAAAGAAAAACAAAAAAGGAAAAAAGACAGAAGAAGAAAAAGGAGAAGAAGAAATTGATATACGAGAACAAATTGAAAAATGGTTCGCGCCACCAGTTAAACCAGAAGAATCTGAAATATCGAAAACCCCTAATCAAATAGCAAGAGAAGTTAATGATGACAAGAGAAAATTTTTTAAACTTGATGCAGATACACAAAAAGATATTTGGGATAAACTCACGTACCAAACACAACATGGAATCAAACACAAAATAAAAAATGAAAACCCAGAAGAATATAATAATTTTATTAATCACATGGAAAACACCAATGAACCAGAAGAACTTAAATGGTATGATGATCCCAATTATCTTAGACAAGAGATTGAGGAAATTCAGCATATCCCATCTATGAAATGGGATGATGATGATGATTTAGAACCAATAGATCTACGTCAACCATATATAGAGGAATTAGAACCATTAGACCCCAATGATCCCTCTTATATTTTTGAAAATGAAAATATGCCAACTGAACAGAAAAAATTTAAAGAAAAAAAGAAAAAGAGGCCTGAAATTAAAGATTATAAAAAAAAGAAATACACAGTAAAAACAAAAATAAAAAAAGAAAATAAAAATGAATATATAAATGAAAGACAAAAAAAAGCGGA